GATGCGGCGGCCGTTGCGCCGGGATGGGAGCGCTTTCGGATAGCGGCGAGCGAGTTTCATCGGATTTCAAAGAATGGCGACGTCTACGATCTGGAGTTTGGCTTCAAGCAAGAGATCGCCATCTACCTCGAATACGGGACGGGTCTTCTAGCCGAAGGCCCCGGCCCCAAAAAGGGCAAGAGGCACTATCCACCGCCGAAAGCTCTGGATCCCTGGGCGAAAGCGCACGGTTGGCCAAATGGCTGGGTTCTATCCCGGCACATCGGCGATCAGGGGGGTCTAAAGCCGCGCTACTTCCTGCGAAATGCCACCGACGCCGAAATGGCCCGCATGGACTCCCGGCTTGACGATCTCGGTCAGGCTATCGAGCGGATCTGGGAAGCCTGATGGATATCGCCGCCGTCCGCAACGGGATCCAGACCCGGCTCGCAACCATAACAGATCTGTTGGCACTGGATCGCTGGCCCGATGAAGTTCACCCGCCTTGCGCGATCGTGATCCCCGAGGAGATCACCTTCGACAACACATTCGGGCGAGGCGGTGACGGATCACTGTTCACAATTCGCGTATTGGTCGGAAAAGTCGATGACGCCGCGGCCCAAGACGCGATCGACGCGTACATGAATGGCTCCGGCTCTGGATCGGTCAAGACGGCGATCGAAGCCGATACCACCCTGTCAGGGACGGTCGATACCTGCAGCGTCAAGAAGGCCAAGCGCTACGGAGTGGCCGATCACAACGGCGTGCAATACCTCGCCTGCGATTTCACTTTGAGGGTCTGGGACTGAGATGCCAAGCAAGAAGAAACCGACGCCAGAAGATGTCTCGCCAGTTGAGATCGTCGGCCCCCCGGGGTGTCTCGCCAACTGGGGGATCAACTATCACCCGCACGGCAAGAAAACGACGCCGGAAAAGCGCGTTGAGGTCGGGTCGATCGTCGGCGATCTCCCCGATGATTTCCGCGCCTATCTCTTGGCCGCAGGAATGGCAAACGAGGTGAACCCTAGTGAGTAAGCTCATCGGCGGCGGACAGGTCAAGCTCTACTACGGCGCCAACAACATCACGCCGTATTTCTCCGCCGCTTCGTTCAGTCGCGGCAACGATCTCAAGGACACGACGACCCTCGATGACACGGCCAAGGAATACACCCGCGGCATCTTGAACGGCACCGCGACCCTGACGGGGCTCTACGACGATACGGCCACGACGATCGACGCGATCCTCAACACGGCCTTTGCGGGGTCAGGCGTGGTCATGACGATCGGACCCGCGAAGGACACGATTGGTCGCGTAGCCTACATGCTACTTGCCCAAAAAGGTAGCTACAAGATTCCGATTCGGATGGAGGAGATCGTCGGCCTCGAAGCCGAGATTACCGCCGACGGCCCGCTCGATCGTGGCATCTGGCTTCACGCTCTGGGAGCCGAAACCGCGACGGTCAACTCTGCTTCGGTAGACAACGTGTCGCAATCCACGAATGGCGGCGTGGCGCATTTGCACGTCACGGCCACGACCGTGGACACCGTGACGATCAAGATCCAGGACTCGGCGAACGACATCGCATGGGCCGACATCGCGACGTTCACGGCTGTCACTGGCACGACGAGTGAGCGGGTCGTGATCTCGGGGACCATTCGGCAATACACGCGCTGCATCATCTCGTCGTACGGCACGGGAGCGTCAATCACCTACGCTGCGGCAGTCGCCCGGCGGTAGGAAATAGGAGGGAAGTATCGTGGGTAAGTCACTAGGCAAAAACTGCATTGTGCAGCTTGGCGGTACGGATATCTCGACATTCTGCAACTCGGCTGATTTTCAGCGAATGGTGGATCTGCTCGACAGTCACACCTTCGTGGACACGGCCAAGGAAGTGGTCCCCGGCCTGACGGATGCCACATTGGGCTTGTCGGGCCTCTACGACGATCTGGCCACGTTGATCGACCAGACGCTCAACACGATGTTCACCGACACGGACGGCTTCACCGTCAACATCTACCCGGTCGGAACGGCATCGGGAAAGGCGTACTACACGGGGCAGGGATTCGCCCGGACCCAGAGCATCCCGATGAATGTCGCTGAACTCACGACGTGGAGTTTCGACATCCAGTTCTCCGGCGGCGCCACGCGCACGACCGTCGCGTAGTCCTGAAGGAGGATCCATGTCCCTGCGAGACAAGCTCCGGGCAATCACCCAGGGCGTCAACAAGAAGCTCGTCCCTGTCCCGGAGTGGGCGGAGCTGCTCGGGTCGGATTGCGAGATCGAGGTCAGGCCCCTGTCTGTGGCATTGCAGACGGTCTGGCAGACGTTGGCAGTCGATCCGACCGTCGAGAAGGCGGACGACGACGACGACGACGAGGATCTGATCAAGACGATTCTGGCCGTCGAGCGCAATGAGCGGAGTGTTGCGGCTTTGCTGGTGGCCTGCTGCTTCGAGCCGGGGGGCGATCGGATCTTCGGCGAGGAGGATGTCGGTACGCTCATGGGACTCCCGCGAGAGCACCAACCCGCGATCGACCGGCTCATCTCGGCGGCGGTGGAGTTGAATGCCTTCGGCAAGAAGGCCGTGGACGACGCCGTAAAAAACTCGAAGAGCTCCCCGCGCTCCGTGCGCTCTGCCGGATCGGGGAGCAAAGCGGCATCCCGCCGACGGAACTGATGGGACGTTGGACCCAATTAGACATGATGCTGATGTACGGCCATTGGAAGCTTGATCGTCTCGAATTCGAGAAGGCCAAGCTTGACGCGAAGCACAAGCGCTGATCATGGCTAATGAGCTGGTTCTTCGCCTGCGCTTCGAGGCCGCGCAAGCCCGGAAGGAGATTGCCGAAGTTCGGGCGGCTCTGCGTGGGCTCAAGAATGAGTCAGGCGGCGGGCGTGGGACAGCGATCTCCGGGGGATTCACGCGGGCTGGCGCGAGTGCCCAGGTCAACGCCTATCGCGTGGTGGCTGCCGCCGCGAAGGCCGGCGCTGTTGAGGTTATCGCCGGCCAGAAACAGATCATGGCCATGTCTCGTCGTGTAGCA